CGGTGACGCTGAGCACGACGGGGTCACCGACACGAATGACCTGATTGATTTGGACCCGGTAGTGCTTCACACGGGGCAGACGGTATGGACGAATCCAGCTGCCAGCGCCAACAGTTAGCGTAGCCATCAATAGCTCCCTTTCTGGGAGTGACACGTTGTTAGGTTGGCGCGGCCTTGTGTTCAGGCTGCGGATCAGGCGTTGACGGAGCCTGTGACCGGGAACACGTCGACTCCCCAAGGGGTGGGCCTCGGGGAGTGGAGGTGTCGGGACAGCAAATGGGGCGGGTGCCCTATTCGTCGTCGGCGGAATCTACATCGGGCGTGCCAATCTTGTCAACGACTTCGCCCATCAGGCCGGAAATGTGGCGACCGGCGGCGCCTGACTTTCCGGCGGCCCAGTCGCCCGCGTTGGAGCCGTGGCGGTCAGCGATGGCTTCGGCGACTTTGCCCTTGGTGCGTTTCAGGCTTTCGGTGACCAGTTGGGCTTTGCGGTGGCGGATTTTGTCAAAGACGGCCGAGGGAATCTTCATCAGGATTTCGGCGTTGCGCTCGCCCCGGCAGACGCGGTCGTCGGCGGTTTGCAGGCCGAGCAACTCCGGGTCGTCGGCTAGCTCGGACGGCTTCACGGGCACCCAGCCCTCTTCGCGGGTGGCGCGGTGGAACCGGCCTTCTTGGGCGGTGTTGATCCAGCGCACTTCGAAGCTGGAATCTTTCAGCGGAATCGGCACATCGCCCGAGGGACCGGGGTTGATGAAGCGCCGTTCCCAGATGTTGATGATGTCCTGCGGGACCTTTTTGCCGCCCGGTGGCGGGGTGGCCGGGTCGTCAACGGCTTTCTTGTTCGCGGGAATGTGGCCTTTTTCGAAGGGGGGCATGGGTTACTCCAAGCTCAAAAACCGAGCTTTTCTACAGGTTTATGAGCCTGTTATTCAAGACTCCAGTCGCCGGTTTGCGCCGGGTCGTCTTTCATCAAGGTCTGCCAGTCCTTCTCGGACTTGCCACGGAGCTGGCGGAGCCGGTGGTCGGAGGCGGTCAGGTTCGGCAGGCCGTTGGCGCGGCGGCCGGGACGTTCCATGAAGGTTGGTTCGTTCAGTTCGCTCGGTTCCTCGCCGGGGCCGCCGAGGCCACGGGCCATCACGAGCGCTTGCTGGGCGATGGCGTAGCCGTTGGACCCGCCGAGCGCCTCGGGGCTGACGTTCTGGAACACATGGTCGATGTATTCCTTCTTGGCGTAGAGACGGCCGGTGTTGTCGGTGGCACGGTAGGCTTTGTCGCGCATGGAGGCGGCGGCCATCTGCGCGGTCTGCCCGGCCATCGGCGCGATGGTTTCGGCGGCGCGCTGCTTGACCAGCACATCGACGAAGCGGTTGACCTTGGAGGCGCGGGCGAGGTCGGGTTGGCCTTCGTCGTCGGTGAAGCCGAAGGCTTCGGCCACTTCGGTCAAGCGCTGGACTTCGACCGGGTCGGGGCCGGTGGGCGCTTGGCGGGCCTTCTTGGCGGTTTCGAGCAGGCCGGGCAGATGCGGCAGAATCTGTGAGTATTCGTCCGCCATCGGCTTCAGTTGCGCGATTTGATCCTGTGCCTCTTTCAACTTGCGCGCCGTGGCCTTGCGGCGTCCCCGTTCGCTGCGTAGCGCAGCGGCGGGGTCACCTGACGGTTGGGGTTCTTCGTCGCCGTCGTCCTCCTCGGTGCCTTCGGTCGGCTCGTCGGGGGGCGGCGCGTTGGGGTCGAGCGGTTCGTCGGCCGGGGGCGTCCCGGCGTTCTGGTTCTGGAGTTCGTTTGCCATCAGTCCACCTCTGCTACGGCCATCAGCTGCGCCTCGTCCACCACCAGCCAGCGCTCGCGTCCGACATGGACTTCGAAGCCAGCGGCGGGGGCGAAGAGCACACGGTCACCGACCTGCACAGTGGTGACGCCGGGGCCAATTTCCTCAACAAGTCCCGAGACCTCCGCTTCTGAGGCAATCGCCGTGTCGGGCGCGACGATGCCCTCCGGCATGGCCATCTCGCGCTTGTCTGGTCGGACCAGCACGCGCTGGCCAAGGATACGCAATGTCATCGGTGCTTTCCCTCGCCTTCAATCTGCGAGATGGCAGCGGCGGGCAACTCCAGCAGGTTGTCGAGCGCCTTGCGCGTCGAGAGGATGACGGCGGCGTGGCGCCCCAGCTCCGTCAGGTCCATGTTGGCGTGGGCCTTCATGAACAGGTCGTTGACGATGGAGTCGTCGCCATACATTTCCAAGGCGAGCTGGCGGAACAGCGCCCAGCCCCGGCTAGCCAGTAGGGCGTGCAGCTCCTCGCCGTCGCGCTCGTTCAGTCTCATTGCAGCTCACCGCCTTGGCGGTTCTGCACCGGCGGGCGCGGCGGGATGCCGCCTTGACGCGGAGCCGAGGGAGCGCCGGACGGCGGGCCTTGCGGGCCACCGGCGCCGGGAGGACCGGGAGGCGGTGGGCCGGGCGGGCCTCCACCGGGGGGTGGCGGCATACCGGGCGGACGGCCCGGCGCTCCCTTCTGCCCCGCGTTGGCCATGTCCTCACGAATCTTGGGGTTGGTCAACACTTGCTGCAGCGCGGCTTCCATGCCCGCCTTATCTTCCCAGCGGAACAGGCGCATCGCCTGCTTCATGACGCTGACGGCCATCTCGGGCTGCTTGAAGATTTCCCCGAACGCGGGGACGGCTTGGGCCATCTGGGTGATGCTGGTCATGAACTGGATGAAGTCTTGGCGCTGGACTTGGGGTTCGGCCGACTCGACCGAGCTGCGGGGCTTGCCCCGGAAGATGCCTTCCATGCGCTCGGCGGCGGTCTGCGAGTCGTCGAACTTGACGCCGCGCTGCTCCAGCCGGGCCTGCAGGCCATCGGGAAAGGCGTCCTCGGCTTGGCGCAGCGTGCGCTTCCAGATTTCGTGGCGCACCAGAAACAACTCTTCCAAGCCCTCCTGCAAATGCTTGACGACTTCTTCGACCCGCACCATCGACTGCGAGAAAACGGTGTTCACTTCGCCGAGGGTGCGGTTGGCTTCGGGGTGCGATCCGGCGGCGGTGTCCACCATCGTGACGCGCTCGGCGGCGGACATCACCATGCCTTCGCGCTGGATGAGCGAGCCGGGCACGTCGGGGATGATGAGCGGCTGGATTTCGCTCTGGTCGCGGACGGGGATGATGGCGCCGGGTGCAAACGGCACGGCCTTGGGGTTCCAGATGGCGCCGATGGTGCGTTTCAGTGGGGCGATTCCGGCGAGGTGCGCCCGGTCGGCAATCATGTTCCGCCACGCGGTGTGCTCGTCGATGATCGATTCCAGCTTGTGGCCGATCAGGCTGTAGCCATAGACACTGGTGGGGCGCGGGAAGGGCGTGAAGAGGAGGTAGCGGCCCTGCCCGATGTCGTCGCGCTGGACACGGAGCAGCTTGCGCTTGTCCTTGTGCATGGTGACGACGAACCATTCCTGCACACCCTTTTCCTCTAAGTCGTCGAGGAGGAGAAACTCCCACAGCTCCTTTTCGGCGGAGGTGCCGCGCAGCTCCTCGGGCACGATGCCGTCGCGGCGCATCTCCGAGGTTTGGCTGCGTTCGTTCTCCTCGCCCAGCTCGTCGACCCCGTGGTAGATGCCCAAGTCCTCGTCGACCTTGAGGTCGGCGATGCGCTTCCAGAAGCGCTTGGCGTAGCCCCAGATTTCCGAGCGATCCGCCGCATGGCCGGGGAACACGAGGAAGTTTTTGAGGTTGTGGACGCGATACTGTGGGCCGCCGCGCACTTTGCCCACGCGGTCCACAATCACCATGACACTGAAGCGTGGGTCGGTCGTCGCGTCGGCACGCACCGGCATGCCCGATTGCGGGTCGATTTCAGGTTGCCGTTGATAGGTCTTGGGATCGGCAATCGGGTCGCCTTCCGAATTGACCTGCGCCTTGGCGAGGATGCGCTCGCGGTAGCGGCGCGGCACCGGGCGCTCGCCAATTTCGAGGACGCCGGTGCCTTCGATGAAGGCGTTGTGGATGACCTTCGACAGATGGCTTTGGAGGCGTTCTTCTTCCAGCTTCCATTGGTGGAAGGACTCGACAAACGCCGTATTCTTCGCGCTGTCCCCCCAGCCTTCGACCACCCATACGGGTTCGGCAAAGATGGTTTTGACGATGCGGGCGCGGTAGGAGTCGACTTTTTCGGTGCCGAGCCAGCTATGCAGGTTGGCGGCGCCCGGCCATGGGGTATCTTTCACAATATGCCGATCCCCACCCTCATACATCCGGTGCCACTGGTCCACCGCTTGGTCATCGCCGACGATGGTTTCGCGGGCGGCCTGCCCGTCGTCAATCGCTTGGCTGAGCCGAGCGGCCAGCTCCTCTTGCCGTTCGACGCTGAGCTGGACTTCGAACGGGTCGCGGGGCTTAGGGGGCATCAGTCAGCTCCTGAGCGGGCGGACGACCGCCCCTGAACAAGACCCACGGCGTCGCCCCGCGAATCCGACGCAAGGCACGGTGGGCGATGATCTGCCGGGGCAAGACTATTTCTCCGACAAGTTGCGGGTCGGTGTAGAGGATGCCTTCGACGACGGGCCGTGGACGGAGACCATGGCCTTTCGGCGCTGCTCCTCCAACGACACCCGGATGCGGCCGGTTTGCCCGATAGGATGCAAGCGACGTGAGTATTCGCTGGCGCTGATGGGGCTGAACTTTTTGGCGCGTTTGGGGGGAGCGGATTTTTTTGGCATGCAGGTTAATATCCGGCACGGTTAGTGACCCGCCGGTGGTCGCCGGGCGAGTCCTCCTCGTCCTCCTCATCGACCGGCTCGGCCACCTGACCGATCAGGAACGTGAGGACTAGGTATTCTTGGCAATTCTGAAGGTGGTCGTAATACCCGTCTTTCTCGGGGACGCGCAAGCTGCCCCGCACCAGCTTGTCTTTCCACACGTAACCTGAGTAATTGCCGTCGCAGAGGGTAACACACGACGGATCAGCCTGATACGCGGGACCTTCCGGCAGCAGGCGCAGCATCAGCCGGGCGAGGGTCTGGATGGCGTAGTCGCGGACCTGCGGGTCGTTGCCTTTGCGGGGCAACAAGGGGTAGATGCCGTAGTCGTGCAAAATCATCACAGCGGTGCGCTTGGTGCCGTGCGAGGTGGGCACCGCGCCGGTCGGGTCGCAGCAGTCCTGCACCTCTTTCACGTCGGCCCAGCGCTGGCGCTCCAGACTCAACACTTGGGGGATGAAATCTTCGAGGAACTGCGACTGGCCTTGATGCTCCCCCAGTAGGCGGAACCCGCCGCCGGGGGTCATCTTGGCCCACGCGATGGCCGGATTCGCATGGCTAAAGTCCCAGCCCCTCAGCAAGATGTCGCCCTCGTCCAACGTCTGCGGGCGGATATGGATGTCGGGCTTGAAAATCTTGCCGTAGATCGCTTCGCCGGTCATCGTCAGGCCGCGCTTGCCTTCCAAGAGGCGACGGCGCATCGGATGGCCGCTCGGATAGGCTTGCATCAGCTCGTCGATGTAGCCCTCCGGCAGGTTGGTCGAGTTATCGAGTGTCGCAATCGTCAGACACTCTTTCAGGCCGGGCAATAACCCTTCACGCGGGAACTCACCGGCCAGCCAGTGGTGATGCTCGGGCGGATTGGGCGTGAGCATGAGCTGGCGGGGAAACCCCTTTTGGCTCAATCTGCCCTTGAGATATTCGTATTGCTCTTTGGGGATTTCCTCGGCTTGGTCCACGCCGATGAACGCCAGTGTCAAGCCTGCCGACTTGGCGAAGCGGGCCGAGTCCTCACCGGTCTTGAGGGCGCGCAGGTAGCACCGGCTGCCGTTGGCGAACTGGACGAACTCCTCTTTCGCGTTCCATGGGTGGCTGGTCAGCAGTTCGGGCGGGCACAGCTCCCAGAACCTCGGCTTCAGCTGCGCGTCGAGTGAGTCGCCCGTCCAGCGGCAGAGCAAGGCGTGCATCCCCGGATGATTGGCCAGCTGGGTCACCGCCTTCCAGACCAAGACCGTCGTCTTGCCGGAGCGTATGGCTCCCTCTAGGTCCAGATACAAGGTATCGCTCTGCATAGCCCGCGCCTGCGGGCCGTTCCATCTCAGGCGAATCTCCCGCTCCGCGTCCATCAGCGCCGGATGGGAGGGATGGGGGCGCGGGGGCGTATTCATGGATGATCCTCACGTTGGCGAACTGCCGCACGTCGAGACGTTCCGGCACCTTGCCGTAGGCGTAGCCCATGATGGTGATGAGCAGCTGCGGGTGCAGCGTCAAGGTGCGGATTCGGTGCTGCAGCTCCGCGAGATACAGCGGATCGGAGAGCAGGTGCTGAGCCAAGCGGGCCATGTGGTGCGTATCGAGTTCTTTGACGAGCGGTTTGCCGAGTTCCAGCTTGGCTTTGCGCTCGGCCGCCACCGTGTTGCGGTCAGGCTTTGGCATCGTCCTCGGTCTCCGCTAGCTCTTGGGCCGCCCAGCTGTCGCGTTCCGCCCCAAACGCCCGCGCATACATCAACACCGGCACATAGCCGAGCGCCTGACACAGCTCCCGACTCGGCTGTCGCGCCCCGCTCAACACCATGCTGATAAACGGTCGGCTCATGTTCAGATGCCGCGAGGCGCCGCTCACGCTCCCGATGGTCCGCACGAGCCGTTCCAAGGCCGCCACGACCGCCGTCGAATCGTGCAACCGCTTCCGCTGCGTGCTTTTTATCGGGGCGTTGTGGAAATTGTGGCGGAAGAACCGCTCCGGCACCGCCTGTGCCGCCTCGGAAAACAAACTTGATACGGCTTGGTCAACTTTGGGGGGCAATATCGGCTCTGCCGGGGGTGCCTCAACCTCGATTGGCTCAATGTTTACCGGCTTCTGGTCGCGTTTGAGTGGCATATGACCTGTAACGATGGCGTTACACCCCCATCCCTAGCTAGCTTACTTACCTTACCCCTACATAGGCGCCTAGTCTCGCCCCTTGTGACACTTCCTGTCAATTCCCACAAAAATCCGCCCGCAACTCTAGCACCCGCCCACGTTTTAGGCCAAATCCCCTACCCGGCACATTTCTTCGGAAATTTAAGCGTTATGGTCGCGCCGGTGTCACGCTCATTGTGACCAACTTTCGCCTGTCTTAGGTGGGAAGAGGCTCCGCCCCTACCTCCACGCGGGGGGTGGGGAGGAACAGAGGAAGTCAGCCCGGGGGGCGAGGGAAGTCCCCGCCGGAGAAGCCTCCAACAGAGAATCATTGGGCTTTTTGCGTATTCCAAGTGACTCCAACAGACACAAGCGACACTGGAACAACTCCGTGCATAGTGTGTCCATCGGAGCGACCGATCCCGTTCAACTTACTTTGTCAGGTCTGACAGAGAGGTAAGAAGCTGGCGACGGTCGCAACCTAGGATGTATCAATCCAATGTCTAAGAAAACTGCCGCGATTCTCCGTTCGACCGCTGTTACTCCGCAAGCCGGATCGGTTCTGCCGCAAGCCGGATCGGTTCCTTCGACCGCCAAAGCTGCACCGACCACCCCAGCACAGCTGACCGCATCCAATGACCGGGCGGACCTGCGTCAGCAGTCCATCGAGATCGCCAAGCTGACCGCACAGATGGCGGAGATGGCGAAGCTGATCGGATCGGTCATCACGGCCAGCAAGGCCGCACCGACCGTCGCACCGACCGCCACCTTGCCGACCGTCAAGGTGCCGATCACGCTGACCACCGCCGAGCGGCAAGCTGAAGATTCGATCACACCGTTTGTGTCGCTCTTGAATGGCAAGTTTGACGGCAAGGGACAGATATTCCTTGACCGCTACACCGCCCTTGAGCCGTTCAAGGACTACCAGAAGCTGTATACCGCCGTCGCGGTGCTGGCGGTGCAGAGCAAGCAGGCCGGATACGGTGGCGGTGCCAATTGGTGGCAGATTCTGGAAACCGTGTCAGGCAAGCTGAGCACCGACGCGATTCCGTCACACATCGCCAAGCAGCTGGAAGTGGACGGTTACATCCGGCAAGTGCTGACGCCCCGGTCGGTGCTCTACTTTCTTGAAGGTGTGACGCCAGAGCAGGGCGACCTGCACGGCAAGGCCTACAAGGCCCGCAAGGCGGCCAAGGACGGGATCGACGTGGCGGCACAGTTCGACCGCCTAGTCTAGTCCTGCGACCGCACCGACCGACGAACGGCCATCCTACGGGGTGGCCGTTTTTTTTTGCCCGACCGCACCGACCGACCGCCGAGAGGAATGACGCCATGCGACCGACCGCCACACCGACCGCCCCGACCGCCACCGACCGCCACAGCGACCGACCGACCGCCGAGCCGA